TGATTTATAAATTTTTGGTCATGAATTGGTCATGACTTTTTATTTATTATCCCTCTGATTTGAAACAGATTATAACGGATTTTGATTTACTTTACAACACTAAAGTAAAAATAGCAGTAGACAGTCCTGAACTTAATTCAAGACTATCTACCGCTATAATGGTTAGATTATTTTCGACAGCTCATTTTCGAGCAGTCGTACATCTTCTTTCGTCGATTGTCCTTTATACAATCTGAGCCACCATTTGCAAGTTTCCTCGCTTTGATTTTGTGGTGTTAAAAACAGTTTTGATTTCAGCTGAGCAACTTTGTATTGTGGTGTATCTGTATTCAAAGAAATCATTCTGGAATCAGAAGTTAATCGTCTTATATATTCAAACAGATTCACAACATCTCCCTCCTTTGTTTAGCTGATACCTAAGAGTTTCTTCCATGTCAGGCCTTTAGCAGATAGAACACCATCTACGTTCTTGCCTGTGGACTTTACAACTTTTTTCTGATAGTTAATGACTGCATTGTACATTCCATTTCCGAAGGATGGTGTCTTGCCTTCATCAGCTTCAACTGTTCCTGAATAGTATCCAATCGCCTTCATATATCTCTCTAATGGAGTAACTAGGGCATGGTGCTTATTCTTTGTCTTTGAGATTTCAACTGTTTTATTAAGTGCGGCAGTAACCGTCGTGACATTAAGAATTTTTTCGACATCAGCAATAAAATTCGCCTGTGTGTATGTAGTTGATACCTGAGTGGTTTGAACCGGTTTGTCAAAGAGTTCTTTTTCTGCTCTGCGTCGATTAACGAGTCCAGTAAGAACTTTACCTCCTGCCTTATTATAGGCAGTAATCTTTGCTGATATTTGGGCAATAGTACGTGTGCCGTTTGCGGTAAGCTGGTCAATCGAACCAACGTTGTAGCAGAACGAAGTCATTGCGTCTAGTTGGTTCTGATTCCAGTGATATTTTGAATCGTACTTGTTAACTAAAGGCACATATTTCGCATTAAGCACCTGTATAAGGTATTTTTCAGCCTGTGCCCGAGTGATTGTAGTTGATGCCGTAATTGTCAATCCAGTGATGTTTTTGCAAGCATTTGTTAATCCGTAGCCAATTGTTAGAACTCCTGTAGAATCTTTGTACGCTTTCAGCTCGCAGCCTTCGTGTTTTTTAATTAATTCGATGCCGTTATTTGATACATTCATATTGAACCTCCTAGAATCTTAAATATTGCTCTATAGCCTGCTTGACTTTGTCATACCCAACCATTGCAGACAGAGCTGAAGCAAAGCCCATCAAAATAGCAAATATAATGTTGGTAAAGTTCAATGGAATGTAATTCAGGTTGTAGTAAACCCACATTCCGATAACTCCGACTCCAAGTCCAATTCCTGTTGCCAGGATATTGTAATTTCTGTTGTTAGTTGGAATGATTTCCAGCTTCTTGATTCCCTCTACGATTAGGGATGTGATCACTGCAAAAAATGCAAGTAAGGTAATAAATAATTGTACTGTCATGGTTCGATTCCTCCTTCTTGATCATCATTGTTTTTGTTCTTTTCTTTGGTTGTTTTTATCCATCCAAGCACAGAAAATTCACCCGTACATGCTGCAAAAACACAGGTGATTAATGTGTCTGGGACTGAATCTTTAATAAAAAAAATCACAATCATTAAGATTGTGAATATCAATAGTCCTATTCCCAGGACCATGAGTATTTTGTTAGAAGTTTTCATTATCGTATCTCCAGCTTTTGAACCTCATTAATAATTCTTTCGGCTGTGCCGTTGCCGCCTAGTTCTTTGTATGGCACGTACAGATAGTCTACAAGGTTTTCGTATTCATCCTTTGTGATATAGCCTCGCTTAATATAGGATTCTCCAAGATAGCAGATTCTATCGTGGCCAAGGCCTTTAAGCATTTTTGCCTCTGCTGTGCTCGTGTTTTTCTTATTAAGCGCAGCGGCTTGTAAAAATGACCAAAACCCTGTGGATGCAAATATAGCTGCTATTATTGTGCCTAACATTTTTCTTTATCCTCCTTGTTCATGTATCTAAGTTCTAGTTCTTCAGATAATAGCTGAATCAAACTAACAATCTGAGAAAATGACATTTTTGAAACTTGCAAGTCGATTGTTAACTCGTCCATTCTTAACCTCTTTAATTAAATAGGAGCACCAAGAGGCGCTCCTTAATAGCTATATTTCTAATTACTGATTCTCAAGTGCTTCGAGTACCTGTTCTTTAAACTCTTCAGGTACATCATCAATGGTTTTGCATCCAAGGATGATGAGACGTACATATAGTTTGACCATCTTTTTTAACCTCCTATTGTACTGATTTTTTCATAGAGCTCAGTTAAGGCTTCCATGATTGCTTCACTGTTTGCCTCTTGAACTTTGAAAGCTTCTCTTTCAAGCTCGGCCTTTTCGTTTAGGTATTGCTCGTATTCCTCAATGGTAAGAGCCGCTTCTTCGTATGTGTATCCCTCAATGTCTCCACTTTCCATCTTGATTGTAGTTCTTTTGATACCTTTGCGGAGATATACAGTGTCTGGACTTGATGTGCAGTCCACTTTCGCAGGGGTTTCAGCTTGCGTTCCTGTTACAGTACGCCATGTAATTTTCATTTCTTTGTACCTCCTTCTTTGCTCGTATAGATATGAATTTCTTTAACTTACCTATATTCACCACTGGCCTAATATAATTCCTATAGGTTGTGTATGAATTAGTGTGCTTAATATAGCCCATGTAGCTAACCATTGCGCTAGCTCCTTTGATAGTGGTTTTCTTAGCAACTCTAGTTGCCTTTCTTGTGATTCTGTAGTGAAGTGACCTTCTTAGAATGGTTCTGTCTCTCTTAAATCTGAACCCCATAAAATCTAAGTCTCTTCCATGAAGCCTACCATCTTTTCTTGACTTGTATTCAAAACGATATATTTGCCAATTGTCCTTAATCCTCAAATGGAATTTCTCTTTCAGATATTTTTCAATATCCTTATGCATTGCATGGAGCTTCTTTTTATTAGCTCCAAAGATTACTATGTCATCCATGTATCTGGCATAGTATTTTGCCTTGAGGACTTCTTTTATGTAATGGTCCAACTTCGTAAGCATGAAATTGGCAAACCACTGAGATGTATAATTACCAAGTGGAAGACCTTTCTCGCATCCATCTATGATTGCATAAAGTACTTTCAACATCTTCCAGTCTCTAATGGTTTTCTTGAGCATTGCTTTTAATATATCTTTGTCAACGCTTTCATAGAAATGCCTGATATCCATTTTGAATACATACTTGGTATTCTTAACATCTGAACGAATCCATTTTTCGATTCTTTTCTTGCCATAATATGAACCTCGTCCTGGAATAGAGCCGCAGCTCATGTAATACATCGGTTTCATCAGTATAGGCTGTAGAACCTGAATGACTGCGTGATGTATTATTTGGTCGTATGCAAAATGAGGTTTCCTGATTCTTCTAAGTTTTAGGTGTGTGCCCTCATTGATAATGCATACATTGTCTACGTGTGCTACATATCTGCCACTAGTAAGTATTTCTATAATTTTGTCTATGTGATACTCAATATTATCAAGTACCTCTATAACATCTTTTCTGTCTCGTTTGTTCTCGCTTGCGTTCAAGATAGCTTGTCTTATGTTTTCTCTATCTATTACCTTTTCAAATAGTTGTTTATGACTTTGCATTTCTGACTTATTCACCTAAGAGACTTTCGCTATATCTGTGTTACTAATCTCTTCCTTCGTCGGCTGAATTACCACTCGGCTATAGCCTAGACGTATTTCAACGTCCTGCGGTGTATTTGACCTTGAGATACTTTGGTTTATATTCCAAAAGCAGAAAAGTTTGGGCAACGCCGTAGTTCCAATTCGAGTTCGACAACGCATTGTTCACATTCACAGCACGACCAACCAAAAAGCCGTTGTTGCCATTGCTGCCAAAACGAGCGAAACAAAGGAAGCACGGGTAAGGCGTATCTCAAAGCCCCTAATTTATCTAAACAGGAGGATACTCGGGGGAGAAATCCCCCGTTCCCCCTTAATCGTTGCTATGCAACGGAAGGTTGTTCACAAGTCAGGGCAACGCCGTAGATCCAAGACGAGTGCGACAACGCATGGTTCACATTCACAGCACGACCATCCAAAAAGCCGTCGTCGCCATGGCTGCCAAAACGAGCGAAACAATTAGCTGCAAACCATAATCCATCAGGAATGTATGTTGTCTGAGAGCCGCTTGCAGTAATAGGAATGAGACCATATTCAGAATTGTAGTGAGCTGATTGATATCCGCTTGATGTACCACCTAGTACTTTGTTGATCAAGTGATAACCTTCTCCTGCAGAATTGTATGGTCTTGTCATCTTAATAAGTGGACGTACCTTAGAATCTGTAAGGAATCCTTGCATAAGCTTCCAAATATTGCCCCAGAAGTTTTCAAAATGGAATACCTTAACAACTTCGTTAGCAGCTTTTCCATAAAACTGTCCCTTTGTATCGCCTGTGCCAGATTTCTTTAGGTGTGCCGCTTCGCTCATTCCTGTGTAGTATCCATAACCCCATGATGCCTGTACATCATCAGAGCAAGACATGAGTGTTAATAAGTCCCAAACAAGGGCAACCCTAGACCATGTATCGCTTTCCCATAAATCTCCATTTGCCTGAGCGTACTGAAGCTGTAAATTACCTGCTACAGTATTAGATGGAGTGAAGCCTGATAGTGAGCGAGCCACGTTATTGATAACTGTTGCATCATAAATCGAGCGTGCAAACCAGTCCATAACAGTGCCATCTTCGCGCTGGTGAGCATAAGCCTTGAAATCATCATCTACCTGAATGTTTGATATCTGAGTGTAATCGTAG